GCTCAGGCATGCTGGCCGGCGTGCCAGCCTGCAGCATAGTCGCGACGGTGCTTGCAGCACCAGTGGCGGAAACGCCTGGAATGGTGGTTGTGCCATTCAGGCCGTCCCGAAACAGAAGCGCCCATGGGCGCACGAGCAGAAAGCCCAGGTTGTTCGCCGTCTGCACGGCAAATGATCCTGTGGCCCGAACGGTAATCGGATGCGAGGGCAGCGGTGGAAAAGTCGGCATTCGCACTGACAGGTCGCCGCCGGTGTCAAGGGCGGTGAACGGACAGCAGAAGCCGTAGCACCATTTCGCTGTGGGCGGCGCCAACGTCGGGTCGCACCGCATCCACGGCTCCTTACGGCCGCCCTTTCCCGCTCCGACGCCAGCGCGAGTCATGCCCATCGACTGCTCTCGCAAGGTGAGCTTCTTAGTCGGTTGGGCGGCCGCGCGGCGCCGATGCGAAAAGTAGGCGTTTGTCTGAGCTGGCGCGTCTTCGCGCCGCTCGGCATCCGTCATGGAGTCGCCACTCGATTGGCCATAGAACGTGTTCCATACGCGCTCGCGCTCAGAAACAGAACTGGCCGCCGGCTCTTCGCCTTGCCGGTACCAAAACTCGTCGGGCCGCGAGGCAGAACCTGGCGTAGCCATTGTGAGAGAATGTTAGTCTGGGTGTGTCTTTTATAGCTTTTGTAGGCCTCCTGGCGACTTAACGTCGCCGACGCGAATTATTCCCCCCGCGTCGTTCACCACCCAACCACCCGCCGCCGACTAGAGGTCGACCTCAATCAGGCGTGCCGTGACGTAATCGTGGTAAACGCACGGCAGCCGAGTGAGGCGACTCAGGCCATTGGCAAAATTTGCTTCGTCAGCGGCCGACAATCCATAACGGTCGTTGAAAAAGCTCCACGTCTCCGCGGAAGCAGCGGCTGGCATATCGCCCTCGGCTGCTACCTGTCTCCAGGGTTTGTAGTTTGTCGCGTCCACGTCATTTAGCAGCGCCTCGTACCACCGCACGACGACGCCAAGAAACGGGACCCACCGATAAGGGAGGAACGAACGAATCGAACCTGCGAGCATTTGGTCCTGCACCAGGGGCTTCTTGGCCACACTGGGATCACTTGGGAGCAGAACCCCGAGTCGAGCAATAAGGCGGCCAGGCTTTGGGGCCCAGCGCGTGCCGACATCGGACGGTACGAACAGTCCAGAAAGGAAAGTAGTCTCGGCCGCAAACGTGGTAACGTGGATTTCGGCCTTGTAGCCGAAGCGAGATAACTCGCGTACAACTGAGTCTTGCAGGTCGCCGAAGGAGGTGGTCGGCGGCTGTGCAGCGATCGTCCTCGACGTCAGCATGGCTAGAGTGCCAGACACCACACCGTTGCCGATGCTAGTGTCCAGGTTGCCGGTCCGGACCTGATGGCCCGGCGCGACAATTTTCACGCCAGAGGCTGAGCGAGCAGTCATGACTGCCTGCTTACTCCAGAAGTCTTCCATGACGCGGCTTTGGCGCGGGGTCATGTTTATGCCACGGTACGCATGCGTCTTCAGCTTGAACGTCTCCTCGTTAATGTGAGCGTCGTGTCTAACACCGTCCACCTCGATGAACAGACGACGGCCGTGCCACACCTGCGTAATGTACACGTCGTCGCCGCTCACCGCGATGTGCGGCTCCATGGCGAGTTGCGCGCCATCGTACCAATCTCCAAGTTCCTTGCTGGTTGTGCCACAAACGATCCACAGCGGGGTCGATACGTTATGCAGCTCCACAATACGCTTTGACACGGC